TGTTCTTTGATGAGAGTCAAGCAACCGCTCTCCAGAACGAAGCAGAAAACGCACAACTCCGTATCGAGCGTGATGCGGAGTGTTTTTCTGTTATCAACCGAGGGTGGCTGTGGTATGACACACTCACCGAAAAGCAAACCAAAGAACTGCGTAAGTGGTACAAGGATTGGCTTGACGTAACCGAAACCAAGAAGAAGCCGGACAAACCGTCCTGGCTGAAATAAGGAATTATGGCACTCCGCCCAGGGGTGCCTTTTTCATACCCAAATCTAAAAGGAGGAAACGGCTATGGAAATCAACATCACGGCTTTGGCTGCGACCATTACCGCACTTGGCGTTGTCCTTGGTGCGGTGTTCGGTATTTACCGATGGTTCTTAAAGCAGGAAAAGCAAGACCGAGACATCAAGGCCATTAAGGAAGAGCAAACCGTGCTTGTTCACGGTGTCCTCGCTTGCCTTATGGGTTTGAAGGAGCAAGGGTGCAATGGCCCCGTAACAGAAGCCATTGAACAGCTCGAAAATCATATCAACAAACAAGCACACAAATAAGGAGGTACGTGCAATGACCAATTTTGAAATCGCAACCATCCCTGCGTTGGCTGCAATCGTGTACACCATTATCGATATCATCAAAACCGCTATGGGCGGTGATGAGAAATTCAAGAGGTTTATTCCTCTGATCGCTTGCTGCCTTGGTGCGGTATGCGGTGTCGTTGCTTTCTACTTCGTTCCCGGTGTTATGGGAACGGAGAACTTGCTTGTGGCAATCGTCCTCGGTTCTGCAAGCGGTCTCTCTGCGACTGGCACTAACCAGGCAGTAAAACAGCTCACCAGAACGGCCACAAAGGAGGGCAAATAATATGAAACTGTATAAGCTCATTCTTACTGAAAATGCCTGTTATAAGGCGGGCAAGAAAATCAAGGTCAAGGGTATTATGGTTCACTCCACCGGGGCGAACAACCCAACTCTCAAACGCTATGTCGGTCCCGATGACGGCAGACTCGGCAAGAATCAATATAACAACCATTGGAACACCTATCATCCCGGTGGTCGTGAGGTGTGTGTTCATGGCTTTATCGGAAAGCTGGCTGACGGCACCGTTGCTACTTACCAGACCCTTCCTTGGGACCATCGTGGTTGGCACGCAGGCGGCTCGGCTAACAACACGCACATCGGCTTTGAGATCTGCGAGGATGGTCTGACCGATGCCACCTATTTCAAGAAGGTTTACCAGGAGGCCGTGGAACTCTGTGCCTATCTGTGTAAAGAGTTCGGTTTAACCGAGAAGAACATCATCTGCCACAGCGAGGGGTACAGACAGGGCGTTGCTTCTAATCACGGCGATGTTATGCACTGGTTCCCCAAACACGGCAAGTCTATGGACACCTTCCGTGCGGATGTTGCAGCTCTGCTCAAGAAGGAAACGGCTACGACTGGCAAGCCTACCACTTCTACCACAGCTACTGTCACCACCGAAATCAAAGAGGGTGATAAGGTGGAGTTCACCGCTACGGCTGAAAAGTATAACCCCTCCAGCTCTACCATTCCGGCTTGGGTAAAAAACGATTATTACCATATCGTAACGCAGACCACCTCTAACGGCAAAAAGGTCACCAAAGGTGGTAAGATCTGCGTATTGCTCGGCAAGAAGGTCAAGAAGTCTGGTGGCAATACTGTAGCGGGCATCAACACCTGGGTTGCTGTAGATAACCTCAAGGTTGTGTCCGGCTCTGTCAAAGTGGAAGAGCCCTATCGCATTCACACCGTTGTTCATGGTGATACGCTGTGGGCAATTGCCAAGAAGTATCTCGGTGATGGTAATCGCTATCCCGAAATCGTAAAGCTGAACGGACTCAAGTCCAACGTTATCTATAGCGGTAACAAACTGAAAATCCCTAACTAATCCTATGACGCCCATCGTTCCTTTTTTGGTTCGGTGGGCGTTTTTTTATTTTTAGGGGCCCCAAAACACCACTTTTTTCTCCGTATAGTGAAGGAGGTGTTTGCTTTGACCGAAAGGGAGAAACGGAAATTAAATCATCTTCAACTTAAAGGGTACGGGTACAAGAAAATCTCTACCTTGCTTGAACTGCCCACAGAATATGTAAAAACCTACTGCCGCCGAAACGAACCGAGCGAAACCTCCACCTGTCTGCAATGCGGTGTTTCTTTCCCGGTCAAGCCAGGAAGGTGTGTTCAGTTCTTCTGCTCCGACAAATGCCGTGCCAAGTGGTGGAGTGCAAACCGCAAAAAACCTAACCCGACTGCTGTCTATAAAAAGACTTGTGCCTATTGCGGTAGAGAGTTTGAAGTGTACGGCAGAAAGAACCAAAAATACTGTAATTGGGATTGTTTTTCACTTGCCCGTCAGAAAGGAGAAAAATAATGGACAAGGAATACTATCAGCGTTTGACAGCGTACCGATCGGCAATGAGCCTGGCTCTGGCATTGCAAGAACGTGGCATTATTTCGGAGAAAGACTACGCCAAAATTGATACAATTATGGCCAAAAAATACCGCATAAATTCGGGTAGTATATTTCGCTGAATTGACTGGATATGTAGCAAATACAGAGGTAATATGTGACACGAAAAGGAGGTATTTTTAGTGGAAAGACAAATAGAACAAGTTGATTTTTCAACGCCCTCCTGGCTGAACCGAAAACGAGTCGCTGCGTATGCGAGAGTCTCATCCGGCAAGGATGCTATGCTTCATTCCTTATCCGCCCAAGTGAGCTACTACAGCAACCTAATCCAAAGTAATCCTGAATGGAAATTCTGCGGTGTCTACGCTGACGAAGCCCTCACGGGAACAAAAGACAATCGAGATAACTTCCAAAGGCTTCTGGACGATTGCCGAGCCGGACTTATTGATATGGTCATCACGAAATCCATATCCAGACTGGCACGTAACACCGTGACCTTACTTGCGACTGTACGGCAGCTAAAGGAGTTGGGCGTGGATGTGTTCTTTGAAGAACAGAACATCCATACGATGAGTGCCGATGGAGAGCTTATGCTTACGCTCCTCGCATCCTTTGCCCAGGAAGAAAGCCTCTCGGCAAGCGAAAACCAAAAATGGCGCATACGAAAGGCTTTTGAACGAGGCGAACTCATCAACATTCGCTTTCTGTTCGGTTACACGGTGGAAAAGGAAGTGTTGACAATCCACCCTGAACACGCACAGATTGTTAGAGAGGTTTTCAACCGAGCCATTGCCGGGGAGTCATTCAAAACCATCGCAGAGGATCTTGAAGAGCGAGGAGTTCCAAGAGAAAACGGCGGGCATTGGTGTCATCAACGCATACGTGACCTTTTATCAAATGAAAAATACCTGGGTCACGCATTGCTCCAAAAGCACTACACCAATAACCACCTTGACAAAAAGGTTCTTAAAAACAATGGTGAATTGCCTCGGTACTTCGTTCAGAACATTCATCCGGCTATCATCGACCAAGAGACCTTTGATAAAGCACAGGAGCTTTTGGCTCGAATGGACGAGAAAAAAGGCACTCGCAAGCCTGCGACACTTTCAGTTTTCTCTGGCAAAATAAAATGCCCAAAATGCGGTAAGCCATACAGAAGGCAGGTTCGATGGAACGTGGTAGCTTGGAATTGTGACACTTTTCTCAAACGAGGAAAGAAATACTGCCACGGAAAGAAAATCCCCCAAATCACCTTGGAGGCAACCTGCTGTAAGGTTTTAGGGATTGAAGAATTTGACCCCGCTGTTTTCAAGCGAGAGATTGACCACCTTGTAATACCAGAGCCGAATCACATTCAGTTCATTTTCCGTGACGGACGGGTGGTTGAAGAAGTATGGAAAGACCGCTCACGCAGCGAGAGTTGGACTCCTGAAATGAGAGCCAGGGCGCGTGAGCAATTAATAGCGAGAGGAGGACAATTCGGTGCAAAGACAAGTAACAGTAATTCCGGCAACGATTAACCCCTTAACACGCCTTGCTGTAAATCAGCCTCGCAAGCGACGTGTTGCTGGGTATGCCCGTGTTTCAACAGACAGCGAAGAGCAGAAAACAAGCTACGCTGCCCAGGTTGATTACTACACCACTTATATTCAGTCCCGTGAGGATTGGGAGTTCGTGGATGTTTACACCGATGAAGGTATTTCAGGAACGAATACCAAACGGCGAGAAGGCTTTAACAGAATGATTGATGATGCCCTTGCCGGAAAGATTGATTTTATAGTGACAAAGTCGGTCAGCCGATTTGCACGAAACACGGTTGATACCCTTTCAACCGTTCGTCAACTCAAAGAAAAAGGCATCGGCGTTTACTTTGAGAAAGAGAATATTGACACCCTGGACAGCAAGGGCGAATTGCTTATTACCATTATGTCGAGTCTCGCCCAAGAAGAGAGCCGTTCCATTTCCGAGAACATTACCTGGGGGCAGCGTAAAAGGTTCGCAGACGGCAAAATCAGTCTGCCATACAAGAGCTTCCTTGGTTATGAAAAGGGAGAGAACGAAATTCCTCGCATCGTAGAGGAAGAGGCAGTTATCGTAAGAAAGATCTACGCACTTTTTATGAGCGGTAAGACCCCAGGTGGTATTGCACAGCAACTCACCGAGGAGGGCATCCCTACACCGAAAGGTGGCTCGGTATGGTCACCCACGACAGTTAAAAGCATACTCACCAATGAGAAGTACAAGGGTTCGGCCATTCTGCAAAAAGAGTTCACCGTTGATTTCCTTTCCAAAAAGAAAAAGGTCAACGAGGGCGAAGTTCCCCAGTACTACATTGAGCATAGCCACGAACCCATCATTGACCCTCGTGAGTTTGATATGGTTCAAGCGGAAATAAAACGCAGAAAAGGAATGGGTAAAAAGTATAGTGGCAACACAGTATTTGCCACCCGTGTAATTTGTGGTGATTGCGGTACGATGTTCGGTGCAAAGGTATGGCACTCAAACAGCAAATACCGCAAGGTTATATGGCAATGCAATCATAAATTCCAGAAAGGACACCATTGCCAA